AGGGGACCCAATTGTAATGGAACGACCATTAGGAGAGTTTCCAGAATTAGGATCTTAATATGCCTTTTATTTTATCAGGTAATGTAGGATCGGCAACAGCAGCTACTGGTTTTGATGTTGATAATTCTGTTAGATTTAATAGTGTTGATAGTGCTTCTATGGAAAAAGATGCGGTTGCTCCAACAGATAATAATAAATGGACTTTTTCTGCTTGGGTTAAAAGAAGTAAATTTGGAGGAGTACAAGAAATTTTTTACGGAGAAGCTAATTCAACTAATTATTGTACAATAAGATTTAATGATGCTGATGACACGCTTACTTTTAAAAATAGACCAGGAAGTACAACTTCAACTTTAACAACTACACAAGTATTTAGAGATGTTGCTGCTTGGTATCATCTTGTAGTAGTGCTTGACACTTCAAATGGCACAGCGGCTAATAGAGATATTATTTATATAAATGGTGTAAGAGAAACAAATTTTTCTACTGAAAGCCATAGTGGTGATGGTGATGCTTGTTATATAAATAGTGATGGTGATGCTATGAAAATTTCAAAAGGAAATTCAGCATCTTTTTTTGACGGATATATGGCAGAAGTTAATTTTATAGATGGTCAAGCATTAGCAGCAGATTCATTTGGAGAATTTGATGGAGATAGCGGAATATGGAAACCAATAGATGCTTCAGGATTAACATTTGGTAATAATGGATTTTATTTAGATTTTAAAGCTAGTGGTAATTTAGGCAACGATGCTAATGGTGGAACAGATTTAACAGAAACTAATTTAGCTGCTGGAGATCAATCAACGGACACTTGCACAAATAATTACAATGTACTAAATACTGTAACTCAATATGGCAGTCACACTTTGGGTGAGGGTAATACTGAGCTTCTTGGAGATACAGGTTATAATCATCAAGGTACTACATTTGGTGTTAATAAAGGAAAATGGTATGTTGAAATTAAACACGCACAAACAAGATCAAAAGTTTTTATGTTATCTTTATATAATGTTGAAAACACCGTAAAAACAGTTTCTGATGATGTTTGGTTTAGTAATGGACTTGGATTAACAACTTTTTTTTTACAATTACAAAATACTAATCACGCAACTAATAGAAATTATACACTTAGAAAAAAGGTAGGTACAACACAAACCACAGTTACTTCAACAGGTGGTAATATTACAGGTGGATTAAGTGTGGGAACTATAGGAGTTTATATAGATATGGATAATAAAAGATTACATTTTTATAACAATGGAACTGCTTTAGATACATCTAATGCAGCTAGTTCTTCTGCTGGAAGTGGGGCTATTCCAGCTGGTACTTATGCTTTAGGACTTACAGATGTACGAGGAGGTTCTGATGCTGGAGATGATGGTGTTTTATTAATGAATTGGAATTTTGGTTCTCCAAATGCAAATATTAGTATTTCATCAGGTAATACTGATGCCAATGGATATGGAAACTTTGAATACAGTCCAACTGTTGGCGGTGTAAGTTACTATGCCATGAATACAAAAAATTTAGCGGAGTTTGGATAATGGATTTTAATAAATTAAAAGGAATATAGATATGGCTTATACAACAATAGATAATTCACAAGAACATTTTAATACTGTTCTTTATACAGGTAATGGTGGAACAAATAATATTACAGGTGTTGGTCATCAACCAGATTGGGTTTGGCTTAAGGAAAGAACAGGAGCTGCACATGATCATTTTTTATTTGATGTTGCTAATGGAGTAAAAAGGTTTTTATCTACAAATGATACTGGTACTTTAGCATCAGCAGATAACGATTATTTAACATCATTTAACTCTGATGGTTTTTCTTTGGGTTCTTCTGATGGAATGAATCAAAATAGTATTATTTTTACTTCTTGGAATTGGAAAGCTAATGGTTCTGGTGCTTCTAATACAGATGGAACTATAAACACAACAAAGACATCAGCTAATACAACAAGTAAGTTTTCAATATCTACTTATTCAGGTACAGGAAGTGCCGCCACTTTTGGGCATGGTTTAGGAGTTGCACCTGATGCCGTTATAGTTAAAAATTTAGCTGCTACGGAAGATTGGAATGTATGGATTAGAGCAACAACTCCTAATATTGGATTATTAAATGAAGATGACGCATTTTATTCTCCAGGAGCCGCAGGAATTGTTGGTGCAACAATTACATCTGATGTAATTGGTTTAAGTACTAGTGCTACTGCAAATAGTAGTGGTGTAGCTTATGTAGCTTACTGCTTTGCAAGTGTTCAAGGTTTTAGTAAATTTGGTTCATACGTAGGAAACGGAAATGTTGATGGTGCATTTATTAACACAGGATTTAAACCAGGTTGGGTTTTAATCAAAAGATCAAGTGCCGGTGGTGATCAATGGCAACTCTCTGATAGCAAAAGAGGTGTTAATGGAGCAATTAAAACTTTATATCCCGATAGCGCAGAAGTAGAAAGTTCAAGTGATAGTATACATTTTTTGTCTAATGGTTTTAAAAATAGAGCAACAAGTGTTGCAAGAAATGGTGCAGGTTCTACTTACATTTACATGGCTTTTGCAGAATCACCTTTTGTTAGTTCATCTGGAGTACCAACAACAGCAAGATAAGGAAATTAATATGTTACAAAAAGTAAAATTTGCACCTGGATTTAATAAACAAGTCACTGCGACTGGAGGCGAGAGCCAATGGGTTGCAGGCGATAATGTTAGATTTAGATATGGGACACCAGAGAAGATAGGTGGTTGGGCTCAATTAGGTTCAGTTGATATTACAGGTCGTAACACAGCTATTCACCATTTTATAAATACATCAGGTATTAAGTATGCAGCATTAGGTACAAATAGACTTTTATATGTTTATTCTGGTGGTATATTTTATGATATTACACCTCTTAAATCTACAACAACATTAACTAGTGCTTTTTCTACAACTAATGGATCAGCAATTGTAACTATAACTTTTGCATCAGCACATAACATTAATAAAGGTGATATTATTTTATGTGATAATTTTACTTCTATAACTAATTCTAATTTTAATTCTGACAATTTTGATAATAATAGATTTCAAGTTACTTCTATTCCAACAAATACAACAATAACAATAACTTTAGCTTCTAACGAAAGTGGATCAGGAGCTACAACATCTGGTGGTATAAGAGTAAAACATTATTTTCCAATAGGCCCTGCAGCAGAGGTTGCATCAACAGGTTGGGGACTAGGACCTTGGAGTGGTTTTAAGACTGGACAATTTACTTCAACATTATCTTCAGGCATTAACGCTTCAGTCACAAGTTTAACAATGGCAAGCACTACTTCTTTTGGATCATCAGGAACTGTATTAATTGGCAGTGAACTTATTACTTTTACTGGAAACAGTGGTGGTACCTTATCTGGTTTAACAAGAGGAGCTTCAGGAACTACAGCAGCTGTTCACTCATCAGGAGCAACTGTAACCGATGCATCTGAATTTTTTGCATGGAATGCTGCAGCATCAGGAGATATTGTTACAGATCCAGGTTTATGGACATTAGATAATTTTGGTAATACTTTACTTGCTTCTATATTTAACGGAGAAACTTTTTCTTGGAATGGTAATGCAACTAATGCAACAAGCACTAGAGCTGCTATTGTAACAGGAGCACCTACAGCTTCTAGAAGTATGATTGTATCTGCACCGGATAGACACTTAGTATTTTTTGGAACAGAAACAACTATTGGTACAAAGTCTACACAAGACGAAATGTTTATAAGATTTTCTTCTCAAGAAGATATTAATACTTACACACCAACAGCAACTAACACAGCAGGTACGCAAAGGATTTCTGATGGATCAAGAATTGTAGGAGCACTTAGAGGTCGAGACGTTACTTATATTTGGACAGACACAGCTTTATTTATTATGAAATTTGTAGGCGCACCTTTTACTTTCTCATTCCAACAAGTAGGTACAAACTGTGGATTGATAGGTAAGAATGCAGCTGTTGAAGTTGATGGTTCTGCATATTGGATGTCAGAAAATGGTTTCTTTAGATACACAGGTAAACTAGAATCTTTAGATTGTTTAGTAGAAGATTTCGTTTATGATGATATTAATTTAACACCTAAAGAACATATTAATGCTGGACTAAACAATTTGTTTGGCGAAGTAATGTGGTTCTATCCTAACGCAGGATCAGGAACAGTAAATAGAATGGTGTCTTATAACTATATTGATTCTTCACCGCAAAGACCTGTATGGACTACAGGAACATTAGCAAGAACGTCATGGCAAGACTCTGCTGTCTTTGGTAAACCTCATGCGTCAGAATATAATTCTAGTGGTACAACACCTTCAACAAGTAAAGATCACGTCATAGGATGCACTGATGGCACATCAACATACTATGAACATGAAACAGGAACAGATCAAGTTAAAGAAGGAGCAACAACTGCTATTGCAGCTAACATAGAATCAGGAGATTTTGATATAGGTCAACAAGGGTTAGATGGAGACGGTGAGTTTATGATGAAAATAAGAAGAGTCATACCAGATTTTTTATCACAAACAGGAGACTCTGTAGTAACTTTAAATTTAAGAGACTTTCCAAATGATACACAAGCTAGTTCTACATTAGGACCATTTACTATTTCAAGTGGTACACAAAAAATTGATACACGTGCTAGAGCAAGATCTATATCTTTAAAAGTAGCTAACACAAGTACAAGTCAGTTTTGGAGACTAGGTACATTTAGATTAGATATACAACCAGATGGAAGAAGATAATGGCATTAACTAAAGCAAGAAAAGCAAAAAAATTATTAAACCGATACGCACCTAAAGGTGAAAAGCTAGCATACATTAATGACAAAGAAGCTAAGTTATTAAAAAAAATAGGTGGTTCTGGTAAAATGACTACAGCAGGAATTAGAAGTTATACAGAAGATGAAGAAGATACAGGAGATGTAGCTAGTTCAAGTAGTAGTAGTAGTAGTAGTAGTAGTAGTGATAACGGAGGAGGTTATGATTATGAAGGTGCAGCTTATGGCACAACACCTGCAGCAAGTTATTCAGAACCAGACACATCAGGAGATGATCAAGAAGACGACGTAGCTCAAATGATGGCAGACATGGGGCTTACACCTGATAATGCTCCAACTGATTTTACACTTTCAGATGCTGAAGATGACGGTGACACAGGAGAATCTTTATACGTGTCACCTACACAAGAAATGAAAGAAAAAGAATTTGCTTTTAAACCTGCTCCTTTTCAAGGTCCTTATGTAGACGCTAGAGACGATCCATTTACTACAGCCAAAAACACAAACACAGGAATTTTACAAACAATAGGTAGTGGTTTAAAGACTGCAGGAAAATTTGCTTTGCCTTTTGTGGCTGCTCCTATAGCGGGTCTTGTAGGAGGTAAAACAGCATATGAAATGGCTACTTTAGGTATGAGAGGAAAACGTGTATATGATTTTGCTAAAAGAGTTGCTCCAGATACAACTAAAGGTATTACTACAGCGTTTACAAAAGACTTTAGACAAGGAACAGGCGGCGAGCCACCTGCAGCTACAGGTTTTGATGATAATGATAGGGGCAGTAATATAATACCTAAGAATGTAATAGCGTCTAATGTACAAAAATATAGTCCAGAATATAAAAACAGAGCAATAGATTTAAGAGATAGATTACAACCAGTTCAAGACAGGTTAACTGCAAAAGGTCAAATGACTTTAGCATCATTAAACAAATTAATAGAACAATTTCAGGTATAATAATGGCTAGAATAGTACAATCTTTAACACAACCTTTACAAGAGTACGATCAACAGATACAACAGTCTTTTATAAGAGATATAGATAGTATAGTTAATAAATTAAACTCAACGTATCAACAAGATTTAAAGGATGAGATTGAAGCATTCAATTTCTTTATAAGTTAATGGCAAATTCGTTTGTAAATAAAAAAGTAGATTTAACTACAACAAGTGCTACAACACTATACACTGTACCATCTGCTACAACAGGTGTTATAAAATCAATATTAGTGTCAGAAGACTCAGGTAATGCTGACACAATAACAATTACGATTACTGATACAGCCTCTGCTGTATTTAGCTTGTTTAAGACTAAGTCTATATCAGCTAATACAACAGTAGAACTACTCACAGGGCCTTTAGTTTTAGAGGAGAGTGAGGTATTAAAAGTAACTGCAGCCACAGCAAATAGACTACATGTGGTGGTTTCTGCCTTGGAAATTAAACCTAGGCAAGTTACAACATAGTCTTGATTTACTAGCAGAAAACTAGTAAAGTAAGATACACTCAGGTGAAATTCCTGCCTTAAAAGTACAATAACTAAATAGAAAATTATGGCTATAAATAGAGCATTAATGAACAGACAAATGTATAATATGGGAGGTCCTTCTTTACAAGCAGGGGCACCTGATATTACTCTTACAGGCGACATGAGACCTACATACAGCGCAATGAGAAAACAAAGAATGGCTTTTGGTGGTATTGCAGGATTAGATGGTAGAAAAAAATATGGAATAGGTTCTTGGTTTCAAGAAAATATTATGGATCCTATTAAAAATAATCCAGTTACATCTGCAGTTATAGGTGGTGGTTTGTTAAATCAATTTGGTATTCCAAAAAGTGTAGCAGATTATCTAGGCACGGGGACAGGACAAAATTTTTTAGGTGAGTTAGTAAGTAAGATCCCAGGAGTACCTGTTTTAGATACAGTGTTTGGTGAGGGCAATAGAGGCGACATGGGATATAATTTAAATGAATTAATTTTTGGTATGCCGGGTACACAAGGCGAGTATGGAATAGGAACAGGCGTTGATTACGAAGGAGATGCTTATGGCACAACTTCTGCTGCTGACGAAATAAAAAAACTTCTTATGCAACAAGGTACAGGTGGAGGCAACCAAGGTAACCAACCAACTAACCTTCAATCACCAGAGGCACAAGATAAACTTGAATTAGAAAAATACAAAAGAAGAAATTTAAATATGGATCTTGCTAAAGCATTAGGAATAGGAACTGCAGCAGGAGCATACGTAGACTCTCAACCAAAAGATGTATTACCAACTGACACAACAGGAATCAATTTTCAAACAGCGCAACAAGTGTTAGATGATCCTAATCAAAGATTTAAACCACCTGTAGAAGCTACACAACTAGCAGCTGAAGGTGGAAGAATAGGTTACAATATGGGAGGAGATGTTGACACACTTGTAGCATCATACA